CAACGAGCTTATTGGACTTTTTCAGGTTTTGTTCTTGGGTGATGACCCGCAGGTTCCATGGCACATGCAGGCCGCAGACGGCTTCGCCGCGCAACGGCACGATGTGATCGACAACGTACCTCTCCCGCGTAAGCTCTGTCAGCTTGCGGGCCTGTACATACAGATCACGCATCTGCAGCCGTTCTGCTGGAGTAAGCCATCTGGGAGTAGCCTCTCTGTGACGGCGTTTGCGAACGCTGGTATCGGCCCGAACCACGTCCACGTTTCTATCTTTGTACTCCGCCTGCAACCGGCGTTTTTCTTCTGTAGGTCGGGCCGCTGCACGTGCAATTACTGCCTGCCTATTCTTTTCGTAGTACCGCTTAGCTGCCGCTTTGGCGGCTTCGGTTTTGGGCTTTCCTTTTCTGCGCTCGTTGTCTAACGCCCAGTCCTCTTTTATGCAATCTAAGCACGCCCCTTTGGTTTTACGCAGGGAAACGTGCCCGCGCACACACGGCTCCCCCGTGAAATAAAACTTTGCCCCCGTTGCTTGGGCTTCTTTCCGTGTCTTTGGGTGTTCCATATCAACGCCTCGTTACGATACGGGGAATTGTATAGCCGATGCCGAGAATGTCAACCGCCAATAAAAAAGGCCCCGAAGGGCCTTTTTTAGATACCGAAGTATCAAGACGAACCGCTAGAACCCCACATGCCGAGCGGGTCACTCCAACCAAAGGAATAACGCTCACGTGCTTTGTAGCGAACGTTCCCTGTATCAAAGTCCCCATCCATGGAAGTGGACAGAGCGGTACGCTCGAAGTGCTTCAGGCCGTTTGGAACGTCTGTGGTCAGGAACCAAGCGTTGTTGTCGGTCAAGAAGTTGTTGACGGTGTAGCCGCCAGAGATCGTGCCCATTTGCTTCAACGCGTTGATGTCGTTGTCAGCAGTGCCAACACGCAGTTCGGTGTCCAGCAAACGCTTGGCAACGAACATCAGTGATGGAGGGATGATCAGCTTGACTGGTTTGGCCGCGATCAACAGACCACGTTCATCAGTCCAAGCAGCGATCTGGATGGTAGCGTTTTCCAACGATGTCTCGTTCAAGTCAACGCCAGTGGTTGGGCTGTTGTAGTTCACACCACCGCCAACCAAAGGATGACCAACGCGAGTGCCGCTGGAGTTGTTACCGAACAAAGACACGCCGTCGCCGCCGAGAGCGGTGCCAGCAAAGCCAGTGTTCAACACCGAAGCAGCTTTGACCTGCTTGGTGTAGGCCATACCGCGAGCCAGAGCCTTGGTGTAGCGGGCAGACAGACTGTCGTACAGGTTGTCTTCCACAGCTTCTTCCGTGATGGAGAAGCCCAAAGCGATGGTTTCGTGGGTGTAGCGTGCAGTGAAGGCTTCCTGCGCGTTGTCGTAAGCGATGGCGGAGCCTTCGTTCTTGACAGGAGCAGCGCCAAAACCGGACAGCTTGGTCTCTTCTTCAAAGCTACGCTCAGACTTCTCTGTTTCGTAGATTTCTTTGTGTTGCTCGCCGTAGCGTGCATATTCCAAACCGAACAAAGCGTTCAGACCGGGGAGCAGCTCTTTGAGCAGTTGTGCGCGTGAAATTGCCATGGTGAGTTACTCCTTACAGGCCAACGGCGTTGGTGTAGCTGTGATAGCCGGGGTTGATCTTCACAAACACGTCAGTGAATGCGTCGCCAACAACTGAGAAGCCGACCGAATTGGGGAAGCCAATGATGCGGAAAGCGGCAGTAGTTGTCACGGCAGAAGAGCCCGCCACAACGGAAGCAGTGGAGTTACCGGTAGTTGTGCTACCCGTTGCCACAGCGCCAGTTGAGAAGAACACGTTTGCACCGAGAGCGGCCTGTGTCACCGAGCCAGCGGACTGGACTTGGAACACGACATCTGGATCATCAATCACCTGCGCAGTCACCACGCCGGTTGTGCCGGTGGGGTAGTACTGAGAGAAGATTTGCTGACCTTGAGCGTTAACGAACGAGCAACCAACGAACACACCAACGATACCGGTGTTGGCCGTACCAACAGGGAAACCGTTTGTGGTTGCATCAGCGCCAGTAGCAGTGGCAACGGCCAGATAGCCGTTTGCGTTCACGTACACGGGCGAGCCGTTGTAAATGTTCGCAGCTGTGCCAGCTGGGTCGATCAAGAAAGTGCGGGTGCTGCCAGCATAGGGCAGGCCGCCGATCTCGTTTACGGCACGCAGGCCGTAGGGGGAAGCAGTAGATGCCATTTAAGGACTCCTTGTTACTTTGAACCAGAACCAAAACCACCACCGCGACTGGTCGTTGACTTGCGGTCAGCGAAAAGCGGCATGCGGGGGTCGTTGTTTCGCATGAAACTGTTATCCACAGATTCCATCTGGGCCTGTGCCTGTTTGGCGTAATACTCATCACGGGCTTGCGCACGTTCGCGGGGCATCTTGCAGAGCATGAGACCGCCGAGTTCGACGTTGCCAGTTTTAGCATTACCCTCAAGCATGAGCTCGGGATGGTCGACTGCTTTGACCGGTTCCCAACCTTCACGCATCTTGGTAGACACGTTCGTGTTTTGGGCTTCGCCAAGTACGTGTGTCGCAATCCAGCGATACACCATACCGGGTTCAGGGGTTGGATCAGGCAGTGCACTCGCAGGTGTGTACACGTAGCGAGTCGTTTTATCGCGTGACTCAAGGGCACGTGGGTTCCGGTTGATTGTTTCAGCCATTCGATTTCTCCAGTTTTGCTACTTCAGCAGCGTATTGCTGCGGGGTCAGTCCGTACTTTTTTGCCAGCGCAACTTGCGTAGGTGTCAGCTGGACTTTTCGGGCTCCAGTCGAACGGGTCGCTGGGGCCACGACAGAAGCAGGTCGTCGGGAGCCATCGCCGGTCTTCGGCCGGTCTTCATTTCCGAACACGTCCGGGAATGTCGACTTCATGCGAGCGTCGATTCGCTCGAAGTATTCGTCAGAGCGGGGATCAAGCCCCGTGTTCACTAGCTTTTGGTGCAGCCCTAGTGCGAAGCTGGTGTGTTCTTCAAAACCTGTTGCCCCAAACCACTGGTTTTTTGCCTGCCAGCGCAGCGTCTTTTCGTCGACTTGAGGTGCAGCGTCTTGCTGTTGACGTGTTTGTACAACAGGTTCGTCAACTTGTAAAGCGGTGGGACGGAAATTTTTTGCAGCTTCGGCCCGCATCTTGGCGTCCATCAGCGCTTCCTGAGCGGATGTGATGGCTTCGGTGTCAAAAGACTCGTTGGCTTCTTTCAAAGCACGCTTGGCTTTGTCGACCTCGGCATCTGCAATGTGCTTGACGGAGGCCACGTACTGCTCAGAGCCCGTGTTCACGGTCTGCTTGAGGCGGCGGTTCTCCTCCATCATGTGCTGTGCAAGGCGCTCCAGCTCCTGCTTCTCGCGCAAGAGCGACTCCTTGGCCCGGCGCTCGTCGTGACGTGCGTGGGTCAGGTCCTTGATGCGCTTCTTGACGTTGTCGGAGTAGTTCTCGATCTCCTCGTCTGTGGGATCGGACACTTCGCGGTCCAGCGGCTTGCGGCCACGGTCTCGCTCGGGGGTGTCATCAACGATTTCGACTTCGACGTCGGCATCGGTGGTCACCTCAATGGTGGTGGCCTCGACTTCGTCGGGGAACTTGTAGGGTTCAGCCATTTTTACTCCTTCATGCGCGGGTATAGCCGCGAGGGTCTTGCACAACACATTCAATTTGGTCGTCGTTCAGAATCCTGAACTCCTTGCCAAACACCTTGAAACGCGTACCGGTGTAGGTACGCACGAGCACAAAGTCGCCCTCTTTGCACCACGCTCCCGACGGGAACTTGGCAGGGTCTTTGTACGCGTCTGGGCCAACGCGCAAAACAAACAACACGGTTGTGGCGTGTTCTTCGGCGCGCAGGGTGGCGGCATCTCGAACGAGGTCGAGCGATGTGCCAGCGATCTTTTCATCGACGTTGGGGACAATGCACAGCAGCTTGTAGCCCGTCGGAACCGGCAGTGCTGACGCTTTTTCGTCGCTGCTGGCCGCTTCGTCTGGAGCGTCAATTGGCTGGATGTGTTTGGGCAAAGTGATGCCCGGAGGCAGAATGATTTCACTCATCTGATTTCTCAACTTTCTCTGCAAGGTCTAGGAGATGACGCTCTGCGGTCGCAAGACCCTGAATGATTCCGCAGAGTTTTTGGTATTCGTCAAAGTTGCGACATGCACCGCTGGCCAAGTCATCGGCGTAGTTGTTCATGTCGGTGCGTAATTTCTCGCGCAATACGCGTGCGAAGTCTTGGATCATTGATCAGATTTTCCAGTTGGTTTTTGGGACTGGGCCAGCAGCTGCGCGGCGCGCAGTCGCTGCTCCGCTTGGCTCTTGGCGACATCGACGCCAATCTTCAGGCCTGCTTGGCGCTCGGCCGCGTCGGCTTTGGCTTTGCTTTCCTGAATCTGTGCACCCACGCGCAGGGACTCCAGCTCCAACTGGCCGCTGACTTTCTCCTGCTCCAGCTCTTGCTTGTCGGAGGTCGCGGCTGCGTTGATGGCCATCTGCTGCTGCTTGAGTTGAAACTCCTGCTGGGCCAACTGCATCTTGGCCATCTCCACTTGGCTCTTGACCTGCACTTCTTGCTGCTTGATCTGCAACTCTTGCATCTGCATCTGCAACACGGGGTCCTGCATCTGCTGCTGGGCCTGCGCCTGCTGGGCCTGCGCTTGGCTTTGCTGCACCACCTGCTGCGCGGCCTGCGCCATCATGGCTGACAGGGCAATCTCGACCTGCGGTGGCAGCTTGTCGTCCTCGGGCGGCAGGGGCATGCCCAACTGCGCCTCAATCTGCTGGCGCATTTTGAAGCCCAAGTGCTCAGAGATGTGTGCCTGCGTCTCCGCCATGATCTTTTGCGCCTGTGGGTTCTGGCCGATCGCCTGCGCAATCATGGGGTCCTGCATCATCATGTTGTGCACGGCCATGTGGGCGTCGTGGTTCTGGTGCAAGAAGGCTTTGACCGGGCTGCTGCGCAAGATGTTCTGGTTCTCAGTCACAGGGTCCACAGGCTTCATGTCGTCCTCAAGCGGGATCAGCTTGTCGGCATTTTTGATCCCCAACACGTCAAGCATGCCGCGATGCAACTCAGGCAGGTCGTAAATGTCCGGGGCCATCTGCGCCATCTGGATCACCGCTTGGTACTGCACCACGCGCTGGCTCAAAGTGGCCGCGTTGGGGTCCGACACTGGCAGGATGTCGACATGTCGGTAGTCCGCCGCCTTGGCCCGTGGACCTTCTTCGCCATCGGGCTCGTACGAATACTCGTCGTCCGTGTAGTCACGGATGATGGCAGCCAGCAGTTGTAGCTCTTCCTTCAGGGCGTAGTGCACACGCGCCTGCACGGCCGTCATGACTTTCAACTGGCGCTCAAGCAGCGCCAGCGTGGAGCCCACGGGTGCGTTGGCACCCATGTCGCTGACCTTCATGTCGGCCGTCGCGGCGAACCGGCGACCTTCCTCGACCACGTTGCCCAGCAGCGCCATGAGCACTTGGCTCGGCTCTTTGTAGGGCAGTGGCAGGATGTTGTCGCGGATGGTGCCGGAGCCCACGTCCACGTCGCGGAACTCGCCCGGGGCGATCGGAGTGTCGTCGCCCTTGATCCGCAGACCACGGGACTTCAAGCCACCGGGCAAGTTGGACAGCGTACCGGCGTCGATCAACTGACGCATCAAGCTGGTAGCCGACTTGGCAAAGCCGCCGATCAGGTGGAACAGGCCAAAGCCATACGCACCAAATCCGGGGATGTACTGGTAGTGCACGAAGTGCTGGCGCTTCAAGTGCAGGTCGTCGTCTTCACGCCAGTTGCGACGCACAGACAAAACTGTGTTGGTGCCACGGATCATCGTGACCACGTACGGCAGGGCAATCTCCGTGTCCGGGTCGCACAGCGGGTCGTCTTTGAGGTACAGGTCCACGTGGGACTCGTACAGCGTGAAGCGGTCGTCGTTCAGGTCGCTGAAGCCGGTCTCTTTGTCCTTGGCCTTGTTGATCTCACTGGTCGCTTTGTCCGGCTCACCGAGGTCCTCGTCCGCATAGAACCCGGCCTGCTGCAGCTTGACGATCTCGTTCTTGGTCTTACGCATCTGGTGCGTGACGCGGTAACAGGCCTGAATGTCAGAGGTGCCGTAGGGCAGCAAGATGTCCTCAGCCGGGATAAAGATTGACACCTGACGGTCAAGGTTGGGGTCAAAGTAGACCTTCTTGAACGCGGAGCCTGTGGCTGGCAGTGACCACAGCATGCGCTCGTGCTCGGCGCGGAACTCCTTCATCACTTCTGTGAGCTGGAAGTTCATGTCGGCTGCCACGCGCTGGGCAGCGTCCTTCTTCTCAGGGGTCTCTTTACCAATGATCTTGGCACGCACCGGGCCAACGGCTGGGAAGGTTTCCGTAATGGTTTCGCTTTGAAAGCGCACTACCGCTTCTGTGATCATGGGGTGGAACACGCCGCTGGCACCGTTCCACGGCTCCGTGCGCTCCTCCATGTTCAGGCCCAAGAGCTTTAGACCCTCGGTGTAGGTCTTCTCCCAGTCCTTGCGGCTGTTGCGATCGTTGTCGATGTCGCTGGCCAAATCTCCTGCAAGGGTCTGCAGGGCGCTGTCGGAGAGGTACTCAGCCAAGTTGGCGTCGAAGTCATCAATGCTGGGCTCGGCTTTTTCGATGTCAATTTCCAAGTCGCCCATGTCGATGCGCACGGCCTCGGGGTCGACGATCTCAATCTCGATGGGGTCCAGCTCTTCGGCGGCTGCCGCAATGCCCGTGGGCTGCTGGAACAGCGCCTTGTCGATATTCGTGGCCATGATTTAAATCTTTCCTAGTAGTACGCAGCCCGGCGGGCTTGGTAGAAGCGCTCTTCTTGCTCGTCAGTGTCAAGCGGGATGAACCCGCCCCGGCGGAAGCGTAACAGTGCCTGAGATGTGGTGTCAACGAAGTCGTCGTTCTCTCCGTTGGGAAAGGACGCAACCTCCTCGATCACCTCGCGGGCCCACCGCTTGTCCGGTGCCCAGACCGAGCCAGAGGCAAACAGGTCAGACACCGCGTTGAGCCGGACGATTTTATCGTTGCCCCGGCTGGGGCTGAATTCTTCGACCGGGATGCCCACAGCCCTGAGTTCTTGGATCAGCGGCGCGCCAGCGGCCTTCTTCTCCACGATGAACGCATCGGGCTCCCACTCCTTGTAGTGCTTGAGCGCGATAACTTTAAGCTCCGGGAAGGCCATCCGGTCCTTGAACGCGTCCAGCAAGATGACCTGCGCCTTGTCGTTCTCTTCCTCGTTGTAGAACACCCCCCACGTGGTGCACGCGGAATAGTCAGCCGTGTTGCTGGTCTCAAACGCCGTGTCCCAGCTCTGGATGATGTAGTCGCAGCGCGGCGGCTCGTCTTTCTCCCACACGCGCCACGACTTGCGCGAGATGATGGCCGCGTTGTTGCTGGTGGGCTGCTGCATGTACTGGGCGTTCCAGTACTGGGGGTCGATCGACGCCTTTGTCGCCTTGAGGGTGGCCAGCGGCCACTGCTCGGGCCACAGGGACTTCTCGTTCTCCGTGTCCTCGTGCAAGATGGCCGGAAGCTCCACGATCTCCCACGGCTCGGACGCCGGGTTCTTGGCCTGATAGTCAATCAAGCGCCCTGTCAGGTCCAGCTTGCCCCAGCGCGTCATCACGATGATGATCGCCCCGCCCGGCATCAGTCGCTGGAGCGGGCCCGTCTGGAACCAAGACCACGCAGTGTCAAAAGCGAGCCGGGAGTTGGCCTTGACGTCCTGCTCCGAGTGAGGATCGTCAATAACGAACAGGTCAGCACCACGACCAGCAAGAGCGCCCCCTACGCCTGCGGCGTAGTATTGGCCCCCGGTTGAAGTGCTCCATTTGCCTGCCGCTTTTTGATCGTCTGCCACCAGCGTTCGGGGGAAAAGGCCATGGTAATCCTCGTCAGCGAGCAAATTTCGCACCCGTCGGCCGAAATCTTCCGACAAACCAGCGGTGTGGGTGCCCATGATGATCTTCTTCTCGGGGAAATTGCCCAAAAAGAAGGCAGGAAACAGGTACGAGCTGAATTCTGACTTGCCCATACGCGGCGCGATGTTGATGATCACCCGTTTCTTGGTCCCGGCAATCACTTCCGCGAAGATTTTGGCCAGTTTTCTGTGGTGGGGGCCGATTTTGAAGCCCGGGTACACCGCTTTGGCAAACTCGATCATGTCCGACCGGGCCAAATTCTTCTGCTTGTGCGCCTGTGCCTTGTCCAGCAGCTCCAACGCCTCCAGCTTCTCGGCCGCAGACAGCTTGCCGAGGTTTTTGAACAGCGCCTGCGCTTGCTCAGGCGTCAATGTCGCTGGTGTCATCAGGCGTTGGGGGTGTGGTGGTGATTTCGACGATGTCCGTCACGTCAGCGTCGGACACATCCATGAACTTGGCCAGCTTTTCCTTGAGGCGCTTGTCGATCTCGTCCTCGGTCATGTCCGTTTTCTTGACCTCGATCTTGTCGGTGAACAGCCCCACCTCCGTGACCTTGCCCAGTAGGCCGAGCGCCTTCAAGCGGATGTTGGGGTTGGCGTTGTTGGTCTCCTCGACCAGCTTGGCCACCGTGTAACCGCGAAGTTCCTTGGCCTGCTCGATGAACTCCCAGTCGTAGGCCGTCAGCATGCCCGTGATGTGGCGCACAGCCTCTGGCGTCTTGAGCTGGACCAGCGCAGCCTTCTGCTCGGTCGTGTCGGTGTTGGTGGTCAGGGCCTGAAACGCTTTGCGCGCGTCCGCCTTCTCCAGTGCATCAATGACTTCGTCGTCCGGTGGAGCGCCCAGCTCCTGCAACCAACTGGCGGTTGAAACCTGCGCAGCCAAGACTTCTCCCGGCTCAGCGTCGGCCAGTCTCGTCATGATCCCGGGCGGTGTTGGCTCCGGGTTGAATTGCACCAAGTGTTCAAACATATTGCGTAGGCCGTGTAACCTCGTTGGGCGTAATGTACACCCATTTTTGGAACGTGTGGGGCGTGTCTAGTGTTTGACAGGGGTTTCTTGGGTTTTTTTAAAAAATTGGGGTGGGGCGCGTTTTGTGCGCATGGGGGTGGGTAGTTGTGTCTAAGTTTTTACAAACTGCTGGGAGCGGGTGCCAAACAGTGTTCTTGTAGGTCCGCCCTGTCTGCTGCATAAATGCTTGGTGGGGGGTGGGTGGGGTCTGCGGTACGCCGTTTGCCCCTTCTGATACGTACCAAAATACACCCTTTGGTATAATAGAGGTGTCGATTGGGGAATGGTTCTCTGACGACATCAACCAACTAGGAGTTATGCAATATGTCACACACTATCCACACAATCGCTGCTCAGTACTCAGCCTTCCTCAAGGCTGGCACGTCATACGGTGCTGCATTACAGGCCGCTGTACGTGAGACATCCGTGTCTCACCCTGAGTTGTTAGCCGCACTGGCCAAGGTGCACGCCAAGCACTATGCGTGCAATACGTCATGGAGTGCACAGGGTACAGCCGTGTTCCACACTGGCCCCGAGTCAACACGTGAGACGCGCCACGTTGCTGCCCAGAAGTCTTGGAGTCGTAACGTCGGGGTGCACTTCAGCACTGGTGAGACACCCCGGTCTCACCAACCCGTTGCCGTGAAGCGTGCCAAGGTCAACGCCATCGTTGACGTGTGCGCTGGTTTGACCAAGGCCGAAGTCGTGGCTTTGCTGGCCGCTGTGCGCGAGACTATCAAGTTCGAGTGAGTTTCCCTGCAACGGCGTCAGCATGGTGCTGGCCCGTTGTTCCTTTCCATGTCAACCCGGAGTTTCAACCATGTTCACCATCATCGCCCGTGACTGCGGCATCGACCGCACATACCCCTGCAACACCCACGCAGAGGCCGAGTTCCTGTTCAAAGCCCTGAGCACCATCGCCCGCTGCGTCGAGTGGTGGAAAGGCGCAACCCTCGTTCAAACCCACACCATCTAAGGAGCACACCATGAGCAACCGTAACCGCTACACCATCAGCATCCGTGAGACTGAGCGCACCAAGCTGCGCGCGCTGCGTGAGGACTTCGTGCGCCTCGCCACTGACAAGGCCTACAAGCGCAAGGTCATCGAAGAGGCTCGCGCCCGTGACGCTGCATGGGACACCTACAAGGCAGGCACACGCCAGCTCCGCTTCAAGTGAAGCGATCCACCCCCGTGAGACACCGTGTCTCACGGGTCTTTGGTAACACGTTGTGGAGAAACTATGCAAATTTTGCATGTCCACTGTTTACAACGCCGTGGACAACACGTGGGCGTCCTGTAACCCGCATGGATACTAGCGTCCCACACCCACTGTCCAGAACACTACTATATATAAATAGAGATTTAGAGATATATGTATATATGTGCGTGCAAGTGGACAGAACTTATCCCGTGGCTTTGTCCAGCTTTGCTCTTTCGGGATTTGATAGTCATGTGGGTCAGCACCCCCCGCAACCCGCATAAACAAAGGCTTTCCGCTGTCCCATTCGGGTGTCCACTTGCTTATAAGAGGTGGACAATGTACACTTCGTTACATCATCATTGGAGCAAACCATGGAAAACTGTTATCTTTCACCTGCACCGGGCACGCATGCCGCCATGTGTGCGACCTGCAAAAACATCAAACCACTGGCTGAGTTCAAGCGAGACCTATCCCGAGCACAGGCCAGAGCGCGGGGTTATTCAGGCAACGCCCCTGTGGAAATCGAGTCATCCATGTGCAAGGCATGCCAACCCCGCGCCAAAGGTTTGAGCGAACTCACGACCAAAGAAATCCACAACCGCGTCAACAGCGGGGATTTGTACGCCCGCATCGCCAACGCTGAGCTGGAGAAACGCAAGATCAAGGCAACGATCAACAGGCAGATGGCCACCAGCGCCGTGTGGCGTACGGCCAAGACTGCGCCGTGGACCGAAGTCATGGCGGGAATACGCAAGGAGCTGGCATCCACGCAGCAGCAAGAGAAGCACGTCAAGAACGCTTGGCCTGACCTCGACCTTACATTCTTTTTGGAATACAAGCTGGTGCTCACCCAGACACGGGAGCGCATCAAGTTCATGTGGCAGGGCAAAGGCTTGCCGCCCCAGCACATGCAGTGGGAGAACTACATTGAGTGGGAAGAGCGCCTGCGCATCAAGCGTTTGTGGGAGACCCTGCCGCCCGAGTACCGCAAACGAACTCGACTGCCCAGCTTGGCCACGCACGTGCCCTCACCAGACGAACGTGTGCCGCCCAAGGTGTCCTCACTGGCCAAGGACGGTAGCCCCAAGGCACGGCTTGAGCGAATCAAAGCGCGGCGCGAGGCGGGCTTGCCCATGCCCCCACCATGGCCCGAGATCAAACAGCCGGTCAAACCACCGGAGGTTTTCGTGCCTGCACCAACCACCACGGACTGGTCCGCCATACCGTGGGAGGACATGTGATCCTTCCCCAAGGGAACGGTCATCAACCTTTCTTGAACCCGTGAGACGCAATGTCTCACAAACCGCTGCCAGTCGGCCACTGGCAAACAACTTATGGAGAACGCAATCATGAACCTCAACGACATGCCCATCACAATGGACGAACCCCGACAGCCAACCCACGCTGTGCACCACACGCTCATCGACGCGCTGCTCAACCAGTTCACCATGCACATCGACATGCTGGTGGAGACCAAGTTCCACGCCATGCTGGCCAACCGCAACGCGCTCAAGCTCATGGACGAGGAGCTGCACAAACGCATCGAGACCATGATCGAGAACCGCATGCTCGACCACGAGGGCAGCAGCGATCACTTGGACGAAGCAAACGTGGAGCAGCTCGCCGCTGACACCGCACGTGAGACGCTGGCCGAGTACGCCCGCAAGCAAGAGGGCTGGGTCACAGAAAACCAAGTCAAGGACGTCATCACCCAGCACGTGGACGAAGAGCTCGACGGCATTGACTGGGAAGAGAAGGTCAAAGATGTTCTGCGTGAGATGTTGTGAGGAGATGGCCATGCACGAACTTGACAAGGCCATCGACGCCCTCGAAAAACTCATGCGCCATGCGTGGGACATGCTGTCGGAGAAAGATCAGGCGCTGCTCGCACATGCGTATGCCTTCGCGCTGATCCGGCGCATAGCTGACAAAGGAATGGAGAGATCATGAAACGATACACCGGGCCAGCAAAACCCATCCCCACCCACGTGAGACAACCTGTCTCACGCTACATCCCGTGCGCCATCTACGTGGCGTGCATTGTCGTCCTCTTGTTGGACATTTTTTACTGGAGAGCATCATGAAAACATCTGAAGTATTGCGCCGTGCCAAGCGACACTTGGCCAAGGACTTTGAAGAAACGCGCAACGGCTGCGGCAAAGAGAAATTTATCTGTATCGCCATCTCTACGTCGCAGAAGAAAACAAACATGTCTACCGAAGATGCGGCGCGCTGCGAACACATGGTGTCCTCACGCCTCGGGTTCGAGTACACGCTTGAGGGCTGGCTCGTTGTCCAAGGGTGCCTACCCGTCGACTTCTGGACTGACTACGCCTTGCAGAATCGCATCCAAGCGCACCGCCATGCGTGGATCGACAGCATGATCACAGAGTTTGAAGCACAAGGAGACTGACATGAAAACATCTGAACTGACCCGCAAAGCCCTTGATTGGGCGGTGGCGAAGTGCGAGGGTAGAGGCTTTGTCTTTGGCGAGACTGACTATACAGACGGTCACACCTATCAACGGGGCACGGCACAAGCAACTGGCCCACACTACTCAACCGACTGGGTACAAGGTGGGCCGATCATTGATCGGGAGGGTATTAGCACTGTGCAACAAGGAGACGCCTCTGAGTGGGTTGCATCGGTTTACAACTACAACGAGGGGGACTGGCACTTGCACACCACAGGCCCCACACCCCTGATCGCCGCTATGCGGTGCTACGTTGCATCCAAGCTGGGTGACGACATCAACATTCCCGAGGAGTTGTTATGAGATTCAAGATCAGATTCGGCAACGCTGAGCTGTTGCTCACAGCGGAGCAACTCGACGCCATGATCGCGCTTGCTGAGAAGGCAGAGACCGTCGAGGAGACGTACGTGGGCAAGCAGACCGGGTACACAGGCCACGATAACAACTACGAGTACCGCTTCGCGCTGTTCGATACGCAGCGCAGCGCCGCAGTGCAGGTCATGTCAACACAGGAGCTGGCCAAGTGGCACACACTCAACGCATACCGTCAACAAAAGGAGAATGAGCAATGAACCACAAAGACAATCGCGGACATTTTGTCCGCAACTTCGCGGGTGACCGCACAACAAAAGAGGAAGCAATGAAAAGCTACACAGTACACATCCAAGCAATCGAGTTCTACACCATCGAGGTGCAGGCCAAAGACAAGGAGGATGCCGAGGAAAAAGCATGGCGCTTGTTCCCACACCACAGCGCCAACTACGGCGAGAACAACGTGACTGAAATTGAGGAGCAACCATGACTGAAGAAACCGAAACAGAACAGACCGAGTTCAGCTATCAAGAACTCAGCGCAAGGGCGCAGGAGAAAGCGCGGCAGTGGTTCAGCGAATCGCTGGATCACGAGTGGTGGGACGGTGTGTACGAGAACGCCAAAGCAGACGGGCCTGAGCGCGGCTTCGATATTGACGACATACGCTTCTCAGGCTTCTGGTCCCAAGGTGATGGCGCATCGTGGACAGGGGGCGTGCGCATCAAAGAGTTCCTTGACTACCACCTCAAGGAAGACAACCCCGACTATGGCCGCTACTTCATACTGCAAGCGCTGATTGCAGAGAACAATGACTGGGTCGAGCGCTACACCAACGTCAACCGCAGCGGCTTCCACTACGTGCACGACAACATGATGCGCCTTGAGAGCATCAGCTATAGCAACCTCGACAGCCTCGACGAGAACGATGAAGAGCGCTTGCAAGAGGAAGGCCCGCTGCAACGTGCGAACATCTACCAACTGTACAAGGGCGCAGACATCGACCACCTGATCGACGACCTTGAGACGTGGATACTCGAAGAGGCACAGGCCTACGCACGGCAGATATACAAAGACCTTGAGTCCGAGCACGAGCACCTCACCAGTGAGGAGTCACTGATCGAAGCCGCTGAGGCCAACGGCTGGATGTTCGACGAGGATGGCAGTTTGATTTAACCAACCGTGAGACATGTCGTCTCACACAACACTAGGAGAAGCAACCATGGGATACAGATCAGAAGTAGCGTACGTCATCAAGTTCGACACCATCGAGCATCGTGATGCCTTTGTCACGCTCGTGCTGGCCAAGAACGACCCGATTGTGACGGAGGCCATCAACGACACGACCCACGATCAAACAGACGACCCCGTCATCACATTCAAGGCGGGCGATGTGAAGTGGTACGACAGCTACCCCGATGTGCAGGTGCACCACCAAATGATGCGCGACGCGACCGAGCTGTACGAAGCCGAGTGGCGCTTCGTACGCATAGGGGAAGAGACCACCGACATCGAAGTGCAGGAGGAAGGGCACGAGTTCGAGCTGTGGGAGTACGTCGATCCTGTCAGCTCCATCCGCACAAGTTTTTAATCACCAACCCAAGGAGAAGCAACCATGTTTTCATCATCCATTCACACGCTGCCCAACGTCACCACGTGGGAGTCAGCACACAACACGTTCAACAACACGCCGCGCCCAAAAGGCCCGCGCAGCAACAGCGTGTGGAACGACAACCAACGCCCGCTCAAGGACAACCGCTCCTACCACTACCGCATCGAGCGCATCAACGGGGGCGAGCACTACGACGTGATCCTGCACCACACAGTGATGGCACGCTACTACAAACCAACAGCAGACGGACGGCGTGTGCTGTACACCGGGCACCCATCCAACATGAGCAAACAGTTCATGCGCCACGTGCTCAATGTGCACCATCAAAACACGCGGATGACAACGGACGGGCGTCTTGTTGCGCTGCCTATTGCCAACCGAGACAGCGTCACGGACAAGGGCTCCACGTTCAGCGCTGACCTGTGGCTTGTTGATCGCCACCTGATCGACGTGGCCAAGTCATCACACACCACACACTACATCAAGCGCATGAGCCCCGACGACAAAGCCGTGCACAAGCGGGTACGGGCCAACATGGAGAACCTCATCACGCTGGCCTGCATGCGCATACCCGAATTCTATGAGCGTGTTGAACTCAACTACGACCTGCTCGAACCGTTCAGGGGTGTTGACGTAGGGTACGCCGCACGTAACGCGTTGGATGCGCTTGCATCCGACCTGTTCGACGTACTCAAACCTGTGTCACAAGAGAACCACATCAATGCGTTCATGCGACTGGCCGAGGACGTGTTCGACTACGAGGCCACCAAGGCAGCGGAGAAGTACCCCAACGACTCCATACTGGAGCACGTTACAGAGAAGACTCTGGCTGATGCGTTGTGGAGAATAGCCAAGCGAGAGTGCAGCGTCCTCAAGCGCAAGTCCGACGCTATCCAACTGGCCCCGTTCATGGACGTGAAAGACTTCCCCAACACAGCCACGCCCTACCCCTGACGTGTCAGGGAGAGAAGGAACATTCATCAATCTTTTTGCAAAGGAGTTGTCAAACAATGGACAAATGAGATACACTACCCCAATCAGTTGTTTTTACCCCCGTGAGACCTCTGTGTCTCACACAACCTTTCTTGCGGACATGGTGTCCGCAAGTTCAATCATCACTAGGAGTTCTTAATCATGAACAAAATGCTTTCTTTCACTCAAGTCCTCAACCTCATCGCCGCTGTTGGCGACAAGCGCACCGTCATCGTCGAGGGCGAGAACGGCATAGGCAAGACCGCGCTGTTCCACGCGCTCAAGAAGCACCCCAAGTTCGCTGGCCACATCGCAGTTGACCCTGTCGATTGCACACAGCTCTCCGATGGTTCTGTGTGGATGCCTGACCTCGACCGCGAGAACGGCGTGTCACGTGAGTTGCCAAACGAACGCTTCGGTGTATCGCGCACCAATCAGATGGGTGTCAACGATGCCAAGCCAATCATGGTGTTCCTCGACGAGATCGCCAAGGCTCCGCAGTTCATCAAGAACGTGCTGGCCCCGATCATCTACGAGCGCCGCGTTGGCAACTACCACATGCCCGAGGGTAGCGTGGTGTTCTGTGCAACCAACTTGGCTGTTGAGGGTCTTGGCGATAGCATTCAGGCGCACCTGCGCAACCGTCTCGTGTTCGTCAAGATGCGCAAGCCTACCGCTGGCGAGTGGGTGCAGTGGGCCATCGACAAGGGCGTCAACGCTTCGGTGATTGCATTCGTCAACAGCTACGCTCAGGTCATGGACTCGTTCCTCGACTACGAGAAGGGCGGCAAGCACGAGGGCAAGGATCAGTCCAAGGACAACGGCTACATCTTCAACCCTCGCTCGATGGCACTGGCCTACGCTACGCCGCGCAGCTTGGTTGCAGCGGGTGACGTGCTCGATGCTGGTGACGGTGTGCTCGACGATGACACGCTGGAGGCTGCGTTGATCGGTACGCTGGGTGCCACGACTGCCGAGGCGCTGAGTTCGTTCGTACGCTTTGGCCGTGACATCTGCTCGCTCGAACGTGTGCTCAAAGACCCTGCGACTGCACCGCTGGCCGACAACCCCACTGCTCAGCTTGTGCAGGTGTTCCAGTTCGTCTCACGCGTTGACAAGCGCGACGATGCGGCCAAGGTTGTTGAGTACGTGCTGCGCATGCGCACAGAGATGCAGTCGATCTTCTGCAACAGCGTGGCCAACTCGTCCAACATCGCGCACTATGTGTCGTTGACGAACTTCGGTTCGCTCTTGGCATCGCACAAGATTTTCTTCAGCACGAAGTAAGTCATGAGCACAGTACGCGCAATGAACAAGTACGACTATGTGGATGTGGACATAGACGTCAGCAAGCTGCTGCGTACCCCGAAAGGGGCGCTGCGGCTCGACGCTAAAGCGGCGTACAAGGAGGGGTGGGCAATGCTCTCCGTGTACGGCTTCTGGCACGCCACAGTGTTTGCCGGAAAGAATGGCGTCGCGCAGCGCACCATCTTGCACCGCATGTTTGTGCCGCGTGACACGCCCAAGGCGGAGAAGCGCCGCATGCTGCAAGCCATGTGCGACCTGCTTGCGGTGAAGCACGGCACTGAGTACGCACTGAGGAGCAAGCTGAAATGACAATACGTTACGACAAGCCGCAGAACATCAACCTGTTATATCTTCAAAAGGAGAAGCAACCATGAGCTTTGACAAACTTACCCCCAACCAGAAAATCCAAGCGTGCAACATCGACGTGATGCGTCACCACAAGTTCGCGCTGCTGTCCGGCATCGTGTGCATGGGCAAGTCCGAGGCATGTGATGACATGCCCACTGCTGCAACCAACGGCAAGGACAAGCTGTACGGCACAGCGTTCATCAGTGACCTGACACGCAAGGAGCTGCGCTTCGTTGTGCTGCATGAGAACTTCCACGTGGCGCTCAAGCACTGCGTCTTGCCAGCGTACATTGGGTACAGCAAGCGCTTCGGTCCGCAGATCAACAACGCGGCCATGGACTACGTGGTCAACGGCCTGATCGACGAGCTTGACCCTGAGCGCAAGTTCATGGATTTCCCCGCCAAGATCAACATCTTGTTCGACGAGAAGTTCAAGGGCATGTCGTACCCGCAGGTGCTGCAAGAGTTGCTCAAGGATGCCGACGAACAGCCGCAGGCCATGGACGACCACCAGATGAACGGCGAGGGTGGTGGTGACCCCATGACACCCGAGGAGTCCGAGAAGCTGGGCAAGATGGTCGACGATGCCAACCGCCAAGGCGAGTTGCTTGTGCGCAAGATGCGTGGCGATAAAGAGGGTGGCCGTGACATCCTTGGCACAGCGCAGGAGCGCGTGACCAACTGGCGCGATGCGTTGCAGGACTTCATCAGTTCTGTGTGCGTTGGCGACGAGAACTCACGCTTTTGCCCACCCAACAAGCGCTTGCTTGCGTCCGGCTTCATCATGCCTTCGCACTTCGACGAGAACATTGGCGAGATCGTCATTGCGTGCGACACGTCAGGCTCCATGCACTGGGCGTACCCTGTTGTGTTCGGTGAGGTGGCGCGTATCGTGCAGAACACACGACCAGACAGCGTGCGCATGCTGTGGTGGGACACGGAGGTGTGCGGCGATCAGGTGTTCAAGCCCGAGCAGTACCAAGACATTGCCACGCAGCTTGCACCCAAGGGCGGTGGCGGCACTGTTGTGTCGTGTGTTGCTGACTACGTGGCCGAGCACAAGATCAAGGCCAAGGCTGTCATCATGCTGACCGATGGCTACATCGAGTCCGACTACCGCATGACCGACATGCCGACCCTCTGGGGCGTAGTGGACAACGACGACTTCACGCCACGCGCAGGCAAGGTGTTGAGGATTCGTCCATGAGCGAGCCTGAGCTGGTCAAGTGGAAACTGTGTACACCCGTCACGGTGGACATGTTTGACTTACGGGTCAGGCGTCTGCACTTCGGGACACCTTACATGTACGCAGTGGAGGCCAAGCACCGTAGCAGCAGCACCACGTACCACCTTGCCGAGTTCACCACCAGTGCGCCTCTCACCAACGCGTTGCGTGATGTGTGCATCAACCTTGTGAGGTGCGCTTCATGAGCAAAGGCATTGACTTCGACTTCCGCCCGAGGGGGCAGTACCGACGAGGGGAGCGCCCCCTTTTTGTCAGGCCCCCGTTCAACCAATCAGGGCAGATCATCTACGGCACCTACTCGGAGCCGGGCTTTAGCCCACCAGTCGTGGCATTCATGCACGACTTCTACGCAGTCAGCGCTGACGAGCAACGGCAGATGGTGGAGAGCACCATACTGCTCTGCGAAATGATGTACCACCAACAACTGGAGAACCAACCATGAGCCGCTTCTATTGGGAGTGTGACCTCATTGGGTACAGGTACGACCGCACATTGCGAGAAGATTGCGAGGTGCGCATATACGACAGGGAGAAGAGGGACCGCGTCGTGCACAGGATCACACTACCCCAAGTGACCTTCCACGAGTCACGCGAGCAAGCCGCCCGTGTGCTCGATTTGTTTTTAGTAACCCAACAGGAGAACCAACCATGAACCAACCGATACCCAACGCACTGGCCAACACGGTCTTGCTCGCAGATCACGACGAGGCCATACAACGCGCAGTCGTCGATGCAGTGGAGCAGATCATTGTGAACTACTTGCGGGTCAACATGTATGAAGTCAGCACCAATATGGTCTCGTACCAACAAGCCCACATTGAGCGCATCGCACTGCGCGCAGTCAAGCAACACTTCATCAACGCAAGCAACATCTGATAAGGAGAACCGCCTCAGAAACATACGTGCTATGATGTAGAGACATACATGCAGGAGTAATCATGGGCGTAGAAAAACACGGCAACGCTAAGCGCGGAAAAATGTCCGCTTTGTACACACGATGGGCAGGCATAAAGCAGCGCTGCACTGATCCTAACCACGTCGCGTACCCAAACTACGGTGGGCGTGGCATCAAACTGTACAAGGCTTGGTTTGATTTTTCAGTGTTTGCGGCATACGTTGGGGAGCCTCCGTCTCCTTCCCATCACCTAGACCGTATCGACAACAGTAAGGGGTATCGCCCCGGCAACGTCCGCTGGGTAACGCAGGCAGAGAACAATAGGAACTCGCGACGCGTACGCAACGTGACTATCGACGGAAGAACTCAACCCATCTTTGCGTGGCTTGAGGAAAACGGAATTAACCGCCGCACATTTGACGCTCGTGTGCGGAGAGGTTGGTCAATCGAACGAGCGCTTTCAACATCAACTTAGGAGAGTAACCATGAGCAACACATTTAACACCCCGAGATATGCAATCGACACCTGCGCCATGCTCACCGAATTCAACGCCAGCGTGTGGACCGCACGCAAGCTGGACAGGGGCGCAACTGACGAGATCGTCACATCCAAGAACGCTGCGGCCAAGGATGCAGCACGCGTCAACAAGCACCTGCTTGCAGGTCGCACCGAGCTGGAGGTCATTCAACAGATGATCGGCCGCGCTCGCACCTACGTCTACGACAACACGTTGCCATGGTCTGACTCAGGTCTGCGTTTGCTGCCCACTGCCAATTTCGAGCGCTTCGCTACCAAGATGAACGGCTTCGAGGAAGAGTTTGCTTTGCTGGTCGAGTCGTTCGTTGACATCTACCCCACGCTCATCACAGCGCAGGCCATGGCTTTGGGTGATATGTTTCAGCGCAACGACTACCCATCACAGAACGAGATCATGACCAAGTTCGCCTTCCGTGTGAACTACCTGCCCGTGCCTACGGCGGGTGACTTCCGTGTGGACGTGGGCAACGCTGCGATGGACGACATCAAGGCCAAGCTGGAGCGCATTGCACAGGAGCGTGTGGACGCCGCCATGCAGGACGTACGCCAGCGCCTCGGGGATCACTTGAAGCGCATGTCTGACCGGCTCACCACCGACTACGTTGAGGGCGAAGCCAAGGCCCGCAGGTTCCACGACAGCCTTGTCGATGGTGCCTTGGAGCTGTGCGACTTGACCAAGACGCTCAACGTGGTCAATGATCTGGACCTCGAAGCCGCACGCAAAGCCCTTGAGCAGACGCTGTGCGGCGTGGACCCCAAAGACCTGCGCAAAGATGAAGCGCTGCGCCAAGACACCAAGAAAGCCGTCGATGACATCCTCAACAAATTCTCCTTTTAAGTTGGAAGGCTTGAAGATAGACACGGGGCCAATAGCTAGGGGTTTCCTACCGCAATCGACTTGGTACGCACGGTTCGTTCTTGCTGATACGAAACGGATCGCGGAGCTGACCTCTTGGAGGGACAAGATAGGCGTTGTCGGCTTCGTTGAGCTGGCTCCGCGCTCTTGGCTCAACCCAGACAAAGTCGGCAGCAGTACGCGTATCGGGAGCTTCAGCGTGCGTGTTGAGCTTAGAGACTATGTTATCGACGACGCGCTGAACTTAGAGGACGCGTTGTGGTTCGCATGCAGGGAACTCAACCCAATGCTGGAGACGTTCACCACGTTGTTCGGCATCAAGAACGACATCGACATCGTTGTCGAACACGGGCTTCGGCCTGTCAACAAGCTGTTGCACAACATCGTGCAACCTTTTAGGCAAACAACTCCGAAAGGAAGGTTCACACTATGAACACGAAATTCTTGACCCTCGCCCGTAAGAACTTCTGCAACGACTGGGCACCAGTCCATGTGCAGCGACACAACATGCGCCAGTGGGCTCGCTCGCTGCGCATGCTCGGAAACAAATGGCTTCTCGCCGTACCCATCAACCAACCCGCAACCAAGTAAGGAACTGTCATCATGCCAGACATCAAGACTGCGTTCGAGCAAGCGCTCGCAAAAGCCCAACCCGCTCCGCAACTGCCCGCAGATTGGGACGACGAAGGCGGAGAAGCCGCCATCGAGTCCATCACCACCAAAGCCAAGGAGGCAACCATGCCCAGACAGTTCTTCACCACAACCAACAACGTGACACGCGCCACGTTCGATTACATCGTCAAGCACCCCGGCAAGACCCGCAAAGAAATCCTCAAAGCGCTCGAAGCGCAAGGCTTCAAACAGGGCTCCACGTCATCGCTGATCGGGCAGTTCACAAAGCAGGGGTACATCGTCAACCGTGATGGCTTCATGTTTGCACAACAGACGGAGTACAAGCCCTTGAAGACACAGCGGAGCAAGGCCGCTGTGGCGGCAGCGCCCGTCAAGGCAGCGCCAAAGGCCAAACCAGAAGTCAAGCCAGAAGCCGCGCCGCAGGTCAACACTTTTGACTTGGTGTGGAACGCGGAGAATTTGCTCAACAGCTTGAGCATCAAGCAAGCCCGTGCGCTGTACGATGAGCTGCGCAAAATCTTCGGGGGTTGATATGCGCGAATGCCAACACCGCTGGGAGCCCGTCGAGGGGCCGGGTATGTACAAGTGCGCCCGATGCGGCGCGTTCAGGAGGATCATCAAATGAACGAAGACGAAGACAAACCAACCCCGGCTGACGGGCAACTGATCTGGATACTGTGGGCCTTCATCGTGCTGATGCTGGGTCTGTTGACACTGAGGAGTTGTTTATGAAATTTGCAGATAACTACATCGCCGTGGGCGCGTCAACTGAAGAAGACTGTGAGCCTTGCGTAGTCTTGACAACGAGTAGAGGCCTTTTCATTCAACTGCCCGAGCACACCGCACGAAAGCTGGCTGACGACATCCTGCGTAACGCCAACTACCTGTGGCCGATAAATGAGGAGAAGAACACATGAAACAACTGATTGAAGACCTTATCAGCGCGATGGAGTATCACGTTGAGCAGACAAGGCCAATCCATAGAACCACCGTTGCGCTTCAAGCCGCAAGGGAGGCGCTAAAAACAATGCCAACATCTTTGGTGTGTGATTGCAACCAAGGTCAGGTGTGCCACGTATGCGACCCAATTACCCCACCCGCACAGCCATCACCTGTGCAGCCTGTGGGGACGTATGGGGAAATCCATGAGTCAATGCAAGCCCTATTGAGAAGCGGACTGCAAAGGGATCAGCAAATCTACATGGCGATGAAGGACAGACCCCTCTACACCA